TATGTTGGCATTGTGCAAAATCAAGATGATGCAATAACTACAATTTATGATTTTGGCAGCATACAAGATGTTGAACAAAAACGATTATTTTTAGAACTTGCCAATATTTGGTGGTGGGAAAGCAATCGTAGTATACCTATCAATATATTTTTAAAATCTGACTGGGATCCGTTTAAAAATTATTTAAAAACATTTAGCAACAAAGATCTTGTGATATTACACGGACCTGTTTGTAGTCTAATAGAAATGAGCAGGAAAAAAACCAAACGTAAATCAATTACACTAGTGAGACGGTTAGAATGATTAAAAACTTAGTTATAAATGGGTGTTCTTTTACAGCTGATCAAAATAATACTTGGGCATCGGTTTTGAAAAACTATTTTTTGGATATAGAATATCATAACATAGCTGCTGGAGCTGCAGGCAATGATTATATTTGCAATAGCACTATTAATTATTTAGAACAACAGCAATTAGGTCCCAGCAATACACTAGTTTTGATCATGTGGTCAGGAACCGGTAGAAAAGATTTAAATGTCTCTGGAGACTGGTGGTATCATTTACATGATAACTATCCGTGGGGTGGCAGACACGGCGAACAATATTATTTGTTTAGCGGTGGGTTAAATAACAGTTGGACAACAAATAAAACTACAAAAAAAATATTTGAATGGTTGTATAAATTATCAGATCCAACAATTCTTTGTCAAAATAGTATGATGAATTTTTTAAATTTAGAAAACTATCTTAAAGTAAATGGATATCAGTATAGATTTACCAGCTATGTAAATTACTGGGATCCTGTAACAGAATTTAATTTTAACGCAGGCGATTATTCCATTGGGTATTTTTGCAAAGACTATACTCTTTATCAAAAATATAATTTTTCAAATTGGTTTTTTGTGAACGACCGCAAAGACTGTCTGGCAGAATTTGCATTGCGACTCAATGAGTTAAACCACACCGGCCATCCAACACTTGCTGGGCACACTATGTTTGCCAAACAAATAGTTATTCCGCAGTTAACGCCTATCTTTATAAATTAATTAAATTCATATGCAATGCTACCAGTGCCGCATAGCTGAGTGCATGGGATTTTTTAAAAGTATACCCTCGGCTGTCGTCGCCGTCCCATACACTGGCAAATACATCTTTCCATGATAGATTTTGTAAATGTGCTTTGCCTGGGCGTATCACGCTAATAAATGCTGCCATTCTGGGTATGTTGTCGGGGCGCATAGATCGTAATAATTCAGTGTAGTTTCCTACATGTACCAATTGAGATGACCAAGTTGGATTTTGCCATAATTTATCCCATGGTGGTGTAGCAGTCAACATCTCTGTGTAGTGTTCTGGGCTCGTGATCAGTTGATATACTCCCATGTTTAAAAAGTCAATTTTAAAATATCCACGTTGTTCTGCAGTTTCATAATCTATGGCAGCGCAAACATTAACAGGATCATATGGTATGTCTGTTACATAAACTCCAGAATTATGGCGACGAACTTGGTCATTGACTATTTGTCGTGCAGGAGTATGCTTAATAATTTTTAAAATTTGCTCTCTGTCGGCAAAATCTATATCAATATCTGCGCTCATACTAATTTTTTTATACAATCTTCTAAATTTTTAAATTCTAAATTACATTGATGATTTAAGTTTAAAAAATTTAACTGGTTTTGTCTACTTATTTCTTTGAGTTTAGATTTATTACCGTTCCAATCAAAGTCCTTTAATTTCACAACCAAATCAATTATTTTATCAATCCTAGTTTTATAATCAATTTCTTGATCGTAATCTTCATTCCATAATTCCCCGTAGGTGCAAAATCCTAATTTTTTTAGGTGTTTTAAAAAGAATGGTGTTGACACAATCACAAACGGCATGCCTATAATAAGAGGTTTGATTGTTTTTTCAGTTAAAAAAAACGAATGATCATAATTGATATCTGTTTCAACAACTAAATTAAAATAAGATTGATTATAAATTTTTATAGGCAAAGACTGACTAACATTATGATAATATTTTTCAAGTATGGGTATATATGGATCAAAATTACCTTTGGTAAATTGTATTACATCTAATTCATCAACATTGCATCCAAAATTTTCTCCACTATATCTTAAGATAAAATTTTTATAATTAATTGTGCTAATTAATTTATCTACTAGATATGTGCGTTCAGATTTTACATTTCCTATTAAACTTGCAAAAACATGTGGTTTAGGATAATCAAATTTATATTCTTTGTCAAGATAAAAACAAAATCTATTTGGACTCATGTAAGTGTCTGACATTTCAAATAAAAAAAATAAATGATTGACCAATGAATAATTTTGATCTATACCAGCGTGGTCAACGTCCCACCATCCGTTGCTGAAAATGATATAGTGTTTGTTTTTATTGTAACTATTGAAAAAATTCCTAGAATGTATGCCTTCTGTAAGGCAATCTATAGCAATTAATTTATCTTCACAAAGATTAATATTATCTACGTCAGTATAATGAAAACATTTTATTCCGTTGATATCATTGACCAACACTGGACAGATTTGTTTGTGATAAAAATTATTATTGTCTCGCCAGATACAATAATTTTCTATAAATTGTTTTACTAGCCCTTGTGCATTTATTGCCAATGTCATTACCAGCCTGCCTTTGTTAGTATATCTTTAACGTATTCTTGGTCAGCAGGATAATCTTTAAACTTATGCATCCAAAAATCTGTGTCAATGTACGACCATATTATTGCAAGTTGTTCCGATGTTAACTCCGACAAAAACTTTTGACCAGATTTGGAATTATATATGACCCAGGGACTTATTCTTCCTGCAGTAATAGCATAACACATAGAATTCGAATTGCCGTAGCGCAAACAATCACAGGCCGGATTACCTGTTTGCTCTTGCCATGCAATACCAAATTCAATGGCTCGTGCTAGTGCATCATTGATGTTTTCTACCCGCAGATAATCTAAAAGATACTCTGTGTATATGCTGTCCCGGCACCAATGATCAATTTTTTTATTTTGTTTCAATACCCATTCAATAAATCTGGCAGGATTAATTGCCTTTATATCAACACAATAACGACCAAATTTTACAAATGCTCGATAATACGGACTATTAGCAAAGTCATCAAATGTTTTTAATTTTGCTGATCCTTGAGTAAGTTCATAAAATTTTAAATATGCTTGTAATCCTAATTGAACTCCACGTTCTGACTGTTCTTGCCTACGCCGACGCGGTTCGCAACTGTGCACCGCAAGACTAGATTCTTTTATAAAATCTTTTTTACAATACTGGCATGTGTAGGTCATTGATTTATATGCGTATATAATATGTTGGCAATTTGTTTATGTCCGATTACGTTTGGGTGATAATCATCTGCTGACACAGTAGAGTTTGTTTGTTGGCAAAACTGTATCATACTTGGGCCTGGATCAAGTTTGATAAAATGTCTATCAAACTTATTTAATACTGTTGTTAGATACAAGTTGTTAAAATCATTCATTGTCAAAAAATAAAAATCTATATTTCGATTTTCTAATAGAGTAAATAAAAATTCAACATAATTTGTAGTTAGATATTCTATTTGTTCAACCCCAATATTTTTTTCTATATCTTTTATTATTTTATTATTGCGAGTAAGATACGAATACGGTAGTAGGGCATGGTCCCAAGGTATGTTTTTATTGTCGATTTCTGGATGATCGTAAGAACAGGGGGCATCAAATCGCGCTGGATCTGAAATATTTACAATTACTAGTGTGTCAATTGAGCTATAGTTAAATCTATTTAAACATTCTAATATACTGTTTGCTATTAATATATTGCCATGGCTGGCAGCGGCAGTATTGACTAAACTTTTAACATTTAGCTTTTGTGCTAAGAATCCAGCCCATGAGTTACTTTGTCTTGGAATAAATTCTGCATCATGCGCAAAACTGCAACCGCCATCACTGTGTAAAGATGGTGGTGATCCGCCGATCCCGTCGCTGGTAAAACTACAACCACTTACAAGTAAATGTTTATATGCTTTCATTTTATTTTTTCTTGGCCAAGTTCACGTAAATGTTCGTCAATTTCTTTCTGTGAGATTAATTTACTTAACAAATCAACATCCGATCCCTTCATATTAGGAAACAAAGTCAACAGTTGTTTTTTCTTTGTGCCAGAGTTGGTTGCATTTTCATCTTTTTTCTTAGGACTTATCCATTGATGTCGATGTGCACCCATTCCAGGACTCACACTACTGGCACACAACCATTGCAATTGCGGATGCCGATTAATAGTAAAAAAATGTTTGTTTAACCTTTCGTTTGTGCTAATCACATAAAACTCTTGCAGCTCCCTGGACCCTTGTACACTACTGCCCCATCGAATCATTAAAAAGTTACTGAACTTTTTCTTTTCTTCATCTGTCAGGCCAGTATAAAAGTCTCGATTTTTTAAATCAAACTCTCGCATTTCATTTGCAATATTCAGCTTGTCCATAATTACCACGCTTTATTGTAGTCCACAATCTCACAATTACGACTAATATCTTTTACAAAATAAACACAGTCTGGCTTAGGGCCGTTGGTAAGTGGTACACATAGCATTTGCCCATTTTTTAATTTAGGAGCATACCAATTAACTTCTTGGTATACATCTATTATTTCAATGTCCGGAAAACTGGGCCTAAAACTACTTAAAGGATTGAATTGAAATACTTTAAAGCCTCGATCATTTATACTGGTCAATGGCAATACTTCTAAATCGCCCAAGTCTGGCTCACCAATTAATATTTGCCAGTCCATGGGCATCTTTATTCTGTGTTCGCCTATACGTAATACCAATGCAGGGGCATTAAAACTTTCTAAAAATATCAGTGGTATGTAATGATAATCAGGATCTTGTGGGGTTGAGTTATCTAATATTGCAAAACGCATATCTTCAATTTCTTCTGGAAGATGATCTAATTCATAGTGTTCGTTGTCAAGGGTTAATATTCGCATGTGTTAAGTATATATTATTTGTCAACAGTTGTCAACTCTGGATTGTATATTTGAGCTATTTTTTGCATCCATAAACGATAATACTCTGTTATGTATTCTTTATTAAAATCAGAAAAATTTAATTTTTTGTAAAGAAATTCAATGCTTGAAATAGTTAAATCTTCGTTAAGGTAACAGTCAGGAGCAAATCTTTCTATCCATCTATTGTTTGATAATGAAATTATGTTTTCTTCATTTAATTTTTTTGTGTTATCTCGACTATTTTCATCAAAAATTAAATTAAGCATGTAATTGTTTTTTCCGTTATATAATTCATCTAATACGTGTTCAGGAAAAAATTTTAACGTTTGTATAGAAGCTGGCGGCAATTCTGGCCAATTATATTTTTTTATCAGATTCCATTCTTTTTTCAATGCTGATAATTTATAGTACCTGTCAGATGCATTAGAACGACACGTATCCCTATATAGATAATAATCAGTAAAATAGATAATTTTAGCATTTGGCCATACAAATAATATATTTTTTAATGTATGATCATCGTGTGCAACTATAAAAAAAATTAATTTTTTTTCTATGATATATTTTATAGTAGAATCAAGATTTTTTATAAAATTATCAGTTTTAAAATTATGGTTGGTAATTTTAGCATGATTTTCGCCTCCAAATAAAGTAGTGCAACCTAATTTTAAATCGTCCCAATGATTTGTTGTTTCTTTTAATCTGTCTAATAATAAAGATATTTTATTTTTAGGAGTAAACAATCCATCAATTTGCAATTTGGCCAAACTATTGTCTTGAAATACTGCTTGATTACTTAAACCTAAACAATTAATTAAAAACTTACCGCCGGTATGTCTAGGGAAATATACAACAATAATATTATCAGTTTCTAAATATTTTGTTATTTCCATTCTAGTTTTTCTTGTGTAAAAGGATAGTTGGCTTCTTTATAAAACTGTTTGCGTTTAGTCAAATGGCGTTTGGCAAATTTACAGGTACTAGTGACATCCCAAATTTCTACATGGTCTTTGTCTTCTGCTTTGCGTATGCCGCGGCCAATTGATTGTATAACGCGGACAAAGCTTTTTCCGGGCTCCAAAAGGACCAAATTAAATATCCTAGGAAGATTAATACCAACAGCGGCCACACCGTAAGTCGCCACAATAATCTTGCCAGTACTAGTTGCAATTTCGTCATATTCACTT